CGCACGCTCGCCGGTTACGCGGCCGTCTACGGCCAGGACTCGCGCGAGATCGTCGAGGGCGGCCGCAAGTTCGTCGAGCGGATCGCGCCGGGCGCGTTCAACGACACGCTGTCGACCGGCGCCGACGTGAAGCTCTACTACAACCACGATGCGTCGATGCCTCTCGCGCGCACGCGCTCGGGCACGCTGAAGCTCAAGTCCGACCGCAACGGCCTCGCCTTCGAGGCGACGCTCCCCGAGACGACGCTCGGCAACGACGTCCGCGCCCTCATCGAGCGCGGCGACCTCAGCGGCGAGATGAGCTTCGGCTTCTACGTGGTCGAGGACTCCTGGAGCAAGGACCGCTCCGAGCGCCTGGTGAAGAAGGCCTCGCTCGTCGAGGTCTCGATCGTCCAGGACGCTGCATACCCACAGACATCGTCGAGCCTGCGGAGCGTCTCCGCGGCCGCATTGGAGGCCGCCCGCGCGCGGCTCGCACTTCACTTCGCAAGGATGGAACGACATGGAAGAGCTTGATCAGATCCTCAGCACGACCCACGCCTACCGCAAGCAGCTCGCCGAGATCGAGCGCCGCAACGGAAGCGCCACCCAGGACGTCGTCGACAACGCCTTCAAGGTCAACGGCGAGCAGCGCCAGGCGCTCGACCGCATGGACGCCGACCTCACCGCCGCCGAGCTCCGCGCGCAGGCGAAGGCCCTCGAGGCCCGCCTTTCGAAGCTCGAGGCGCAGCCCACGCTCACCTCGCGCTCGCCGAGCGCCCCCGGCGCAGACGCCGAGGCGCAGTACGCCGAGCGCTTCGCGCGCGCCCTCTTCAGCGGCAACCGCCTCGCCTTCGAGCGCGTCATGGCCGAGCGCACCAACGTGACGACCGCCGCGACCAACAGCACGTCAGCGATCCCGACCATCTGGCAGGACCGCATCGTCGAGCGCATCAACCAGTTCAACGTCTTCCGCTCCGTGTGCCCGGTGCGGAACGTCGTCGGCGACCAGAAGATCGTGGTCGGCGGCGCGCTCCCGACCGCCTACAAGGTGACCGAAGCGGCCGCAGTGACCGAGGACACGACCTTTGCCGTCGCGAACGTCGACGTCCTCGACATCATGTACGGCGTCTACGTGCCCGTCTCGCGGCAGTACCAGAACGACGCGATCGGCGGCCTCGAGTACGTCGCCCGCAAGTCGGGCGAGGCGCTCGCGAACCTCCTCGAGACCGAGTACACGACCGGCGCGGGCGGCTCGGGCAACATGCCCGGCCTCCTCAGCTTCTCGATCCAGAACGGCGGCGACATCGGAACGGCGATCGCCGACCTGACCGGCGACGACCTCATCGACGTCGCCCACTCGATCCTCCCGCAGTACCGCCGCGGCAACGTCGGCTACATGATGAATGACACGGTGCTCCGCACCGTCCGCAAGATCAAGATCGCGAGCGGCTCGAGCGAGTACATCTGGAAGCCGCCTGCGACCTACTCGGACATCCGCGACGGCGTGCCGTCGACGATCTACGGCTTCCCGGTCTACGTCAACCAGGCGATGACCAACGCCGCCGGCGACAAGGCGATCGTCTTCGGCAACTGGGACTACTACGAAATCTACGACCGCGACGGCGGCGCGTCGGTGATGATCGACCCGTACGGCCTCTCGACGAGCTTCATGAACCGCGTCGTGGTCGGGCACCGCACCTACGGCGTGTGCACGAACACCCTCGCGTTCGCCTACCTCACCGTCTGACGCATCTTTCCCACGCGGACCGGCTCCCCGAAAGGGGAGCACGGTCTTTTCCATGTCGGTCCCTCTCTCCACGATCAAGAGCGCGCTTCGCATCGACTACGACGATGACGACGCCGACCTCATCCGCCTCCGCGAGGCGGCGATGCAGCTTGTCGAGCGCGACACCGGGCGCGCCCTCACGCAGCGGACGGAGACGCTCTACCTTTCCGAGTGGACCGACACCGTCCTCCCCGGCTTTCCCTTTGCGTCGGTTACGCTCGTCAACTACACCACCGCGGCGGGCTCGCAGACGCTGCCGACGACCGACTGGTGGGTGGACCTCTCCGACGGCCCGATGCCCGTGCTGCGGTTCCTCGAGCGCCCAGGACGCAAGGAAGGAACGATGATCGTCGTGACCTACGCCTGCGGCCACGACACACTCCCCGATCCGCTCACGCACTGCGTGATCGCGCTCGTCGGCGCCTGGTACAACAACCCAGAGGCCTTCCAACCGATCGGGCTCAACGTCGTGCCGATGTCGGTCGGATTCATAATGGACTCCTACCGCGTGAGGAGCCCGCTGCGATGATCTCGGGCGGCCGCCTCCACCGCACCGCGACCGTCCTGACGGCGTCGACCACGACCGACAACCTCGGCCGCCGGACGAACACTTACACGGCGAACGGCACGATCCGCTGCGACATGCGCGAGCAGGGCTCCCAGGAGAGCGTGTACGCCGACGGCGTCGCGGTTGTGAGCAACTGGGAGATCCGCACGCGCTGGCCGAACATCGCGCGCGTCGGGCTCACCGAGGTAGACCGCCTGAGCGTGCGCGGCAAGACGCTCCGCATCGTGTCGATCGTGAACCTCGACGAGGCCGACCGCGTCGCCGTCATCCAGTGCGCGGAGGTCCAGTGAGCGCGAATCCCATCGAGGCCCGCGTGAAGACCTGGATCGGCACGGCGACCGCCGCGTCGACGCGCGTCTACAACGGCTCGCGGATGCAGTCGACCACGCTCCCCGCGATCGTGTTCGAGGTCGCCGAGGGCGCCGCGGCGAGCCTCGCGGGCACGACCGGCAACAACCTCGACCAGTGGAGCGTGACCTTGAAGGCCGTCGCGGAAACGCAGTTCGCCGCGCAGAACCTCGCCGAGGATGCCGTGACGAAGATCAACGCGCATTCCGACTTTACGACCGCAGGCGCGAGCGTGTGCTACGAACCGACCTACCGAACGATCGAAGAGCCCGTCCTGGGCGAGGGCGACGAAGCGGCGCCCGCAATCTGCACCGCGACTCTCATCATCATGCACAGGATCTAAGCCATGCCGACGAAGACAGCAGGCAACTCGACCATTGCGTGGACCGGCATGACCGGCGGTCCCGACGTCGCGAACATCACCGCCAACCTATCCCAGGCGTCCATTGATACGACGAGCGTCAACGGCACGTTCATGAAGTACGAGGCGGGCATCGTCGAGGGCACCGTCGACGTCGAGATGTTCTACCTGAAGAGCGTGCACTCGATCGGACCGCTGACGCCAGGCACGAAGCTCGCAGGCTTCACCGTCACGCTCGTCTCGGGAAACACGATCACCGCTTCGGCGGCGATCGTCGAGCAGGCGCGCGTCGTCCTCGCGCCCAACGGCGTCGTCATGGTCACCATGACCGTCCGCCTCTGCGATGGAGCGGTCACGATCGTATGATCGCCGCACTCCTCGCCAAGCCCAAGGTGATCGAGTTCCGCGGCGAGCGGATCACGCTTCGCCGCCCGAACGTCGCCGACATGGCGGCGCTCCTCGATGCGCGCGAGCGCGGCGAGAACCTGGTCGCCTGGCTCATCCACAACCACGTGATGGACGGGGACGCCCCGGCCTTCGAATCGCTCGAACAGTGCCTTCGCCTCGAGGCCGTCGCATCGAGGCAACTCGCGGAGGAGATCGACAAGCTCTACTCCGAAGGCATGGACTAGCACTGCCCGCGCGCGAGGTCCTGCGCGCGATCGGCCTGAAGATGGACCTTGAAACACCGCTTGCCGTGATGCACGCCCTTCACGGACCGAGAGGAATGGCCGTAGATGTCTGGAAACGCCTTCAAGGTAGCCGTGGAGATCAACTACGGCGAAATCGACGCGGTGAATCGGAAGCTCTCGAAGCTTGCGATCCCCGCGTCGACGAAAGCGATGAAGAGCGGATTTCGCCAGTGGTTCAAGGGCGTGAGGTCGACGGCGAAGGCGCTCGCCCCGTACGGTGACACGCGCGCGATGGAGACCGTCCGCGGGCAGAAGCGCCCGAATCCGCACATCCGCGACCACATCGCCTACACCGTGCGCGGCTACTCCAAGGGCCGCGTGGTGTGGGGCGCGCTCGGCGTGAAGGAGCGCCGCGGATCCTACGACACGCCGCACTGGTACCTCCGGTGGGTCGAGTTCGGGCATGAGATCAAGCGCAAGGCGACGATCAACGAAGCCATGCTCCTCAAGTCTCGCGGCGAGCGCCGCATGACGATGACGATCGGCCGCGTGCTCGGGAAGAAGTTCATCGAGCGCGCATACCAGGCGAACGCGACGCGGCTCCTCCCGATCATGGAGGATGCGATCGCGCGCGAGGTCCTGAAGGAGTGGTCGAATGGCTAAGATCTCAAAGGTCAACGTCGCGATCACCGGCGACTCGTCGGGCCTCCAGAAGGCAGGCGACCAGGCGCAGGCGAAGATGCGGCAGATCCGCGCGCAGGCCGATGCCACCGGGCGCGCGCTCGGCGGGATGCGCGGCCAGGCAAACCAGCTCGCCGAGAGCCTCACCAAGCTCGGCGTCGGCGGGCGGGCGCTGCAAGGCCTGGGCGCCGTCGCGGGGCTCGGTCAGATCGGCCTGGGCGCTGCGACGATGGGCGGCGCAGGCCTCGCCTTCGCAGGCGTCGCCGCGGCCGCAGTCTCCGTCAACGCTCTCGCCGACAGCTACGCGCAGCTCCGCGCCGACGCCAAGGCCGCCGACCAGGCGATGAAGAGCGGCGCCCAGACCGCGGAGCAGTGGCGGAAGCTCGGATTCACGCGCGAGGGCGGCATGGCGCTCGCGGCGATCGGCGCCCGGCAAGGCCCCGAGCCGATCGGATTCGGCCGCGCGTTCACCCAGGCGCAGGCGCTCGCGGGCACCGACCGCAGCGCCCTCCAGAACGTGTTCGAGTACGGGCCGGGCGGCATCGGCTCCGTCCTGGGCACGCTCCTCGCGGGCGGCGTGCCGACGCCCCAGACGATC